GGTTGAACTCAGGATCATCACTTACTCCAGCTCTTTTGGCCTGTTGGATTAAAAACTCTTTTACATTCATAGTGGCAAGTTGTTTAGTTGTTCTTCGGTGTAAAATGGAGACTCAGATGGAGAGGCAATGAGTGAATCATCTTCTGTTGCCTCTTTCTTCTTGCGCTTTGGCTTCTCAGTTTCCTCGGTCTTAGCTGCTAGCTCTGCTTCTAGCTCTGCTCTGACCTGTGCTTTGAGTTCCTCCTTGAGCTTACTGAGCAGTTCTGGATTAGAGAGGCTATTCATGTCACCTCCGGCTGAGATAGTCTTTCCAACAATTACATCACCAACAGGCCTAACCTTTGCCCAGCTGTATGAACGCTTATTGATAGGCTTCTGAAGCTCCCGAAAAGCTATCCTGGCATTGACTTGAAATTCAAACGCATGGTCTTGCGCTCCGGTTGTTGGGTTGAGTTCCCATCTTACTACGCTTACCTGTGAGTTATGCCCACCATCTCTGATGGCATCTCTGATGTACTGAAGATTATCCATTATATGTTAATTAATAAGTTACCCTGTGTGATGTATCTGACTTCTCTGATGCCCGGTCAGATGCGGGTCTTGGAAGCAGACATGAGGCTGAAAGCCATAGCTGAGCATAAGGTCTTGAATCCAGGCAGTCATAGCGTCTAGGCCATTGTTCTGGATGTAAGTATGCTCTAAGAACAACTGTGCTGCCTTACGATTCACGATGTAGCCATGAGTCAGCCACATTTGATTTCCTTTCCAAAGTTGAAGCCCCTCAATGCACTCAACATGCTCAATGGTCTGCGCTCCCCATCCGGGATAATAGTTCCAGCCTAGGTGCAGGAAGTCAAACTCAGGCAACCTGTTCCAATTTGTCACGAGTTGATTAGTCTTCTGGACATCAAATCGGGCATCATCTTCAAGAATTAAGGCAAGTTCATTCCCATTATCTAGCATCTTCTGCCAGACTGCTCTGTGAGAGGCACAGCAGCCTATTTCACTGAGGCTTATGATTGGCCTTTTGTTAGCCTTCTTTAAAGTATTATCAATGCGATGAGTGATGTGATTGCCATTAGAGGCTAGATGAAATTCTGGATTATTACCATGTCTATCTGTTAGGCCTATTTCCTTAAAGTGCGCAATTAATTTCTTGCGCCTTTGGGCAGCCTTAGGCAGGCTGATATAGTAGATTTGATCAACAGGAAACTTCACAACTAATTTTTTCGATGACGGATAAGTCCAGGGCGAAAAAGTAGGTCTCAAAGTTTCTCTCCGCAAGACCGAAGTATTGGTTTGCGATTGCTTTGGAGTTGTAGTCCGTACCTTCATAGGTGATTCCTTTTGTCCTATTGATTATTGATGTCAGGGCAAACTCGGCATTTTCCAGCTTACTGTTTGCGACCAGTTTAAAATTGACTCTCCTGAGCAGACTTGTGGCTCTGCCTCCGGCTGGAGTAGGTTCAACCGATGCACTCTCCCTGACCAGGAACAGCACAATCGGGTAAGTGTCATTTACAGCGCAGTAAGTTGAGCCATCAAGAGTCACATAATTGCCAGCTGATCCTTCAATGATGCTCTCCACTGCCTCGCCATAGTTCAGAGCAAGACCTACATAGGTGCTGGCTATGTTTTCACACAGGTTCTTAATTGCGCTCTCAACGGTTACCTTGGTCAGCTTCATTTACTCAAGAATTCAATGGCTAGTCTATTGATGATTTGCAGGGATTGCGCCAGTTCCTCTTCAGAGAGTTCAAAGGTAGTGCCAAATCTACTTTCTAAGCTATTAGCAATCTTTAGTTGCTCTGGCGAAGTGAATGTAACTCCGTAGGCTGTATTGCTAATAGGCACAGGCCTCCATGACTTCCACATGTCACCAGAAAAGGTAAAGTCAATGTAAGCAGTTTGCAGGCCTAACTTCTGCCTGAGCTGTTTGTAGCTATCTGTGCTGCTAAGAGTCTTTAATCGCTTTTTGCTGCCAAAGGATTGAGCCTTGCCAAATGCGGAAGGAATTACCCTTTGACCATATTGTCCTATTTGACTTCCATCAGCTTTTTCTCCATCCTGCTGAACCCTAGCCTGCACTGCCGGAGCAGCATAAAGAGCTGCAGCCCTCAGCACCTTGTCGGCTTTAGAGGCCTCTCTGAAGTTCTTGAGCTGCTGCTTCAGAAACGCAGATGTTGAGTCATAGACAGGCATAAATTATTTTCTAAAATATTTTTGCAGATAAAATATATCTGTTAGTATTGCAATCACAAATCTAACCAATTAAACAACATGCAGACAAGAGTATCATTTCACGATTATTTTGGTTTCGGTATTTCAATCGATGCCAAAGGCACTATTTATGACATTCAGAAATTCGCCACCATGTATGGCGGAAGTTTAACTGTCTATGACATGAGCAAGACTCAATTTGCTCAAGACTATCTAGAGAAGCCATATAGACTTTCTTATCGGCTTAACAAAGCACCATTTGAAATATTCATCTATGGCATTGAGTTAACAGAGGATGAATACAATACTCAGATATTAGCTTGGAATGGCAAGCAGTGTGTATCGGTTGAAGCCGGAAGCAATCTTACTCTAATTGATAATGCCTACCTTCTGCTCAGATGATTAATAGAGGAATTAAGCAAGTAGTTAAAGAGGCCTTGTTTCAGGCCTTTTTCTGGATTGTCTCCTTGATTCTGGTCATATTGACAGCCATAAAATTTATAGTCTATGTCAATGGATAGAGACATCACCATTTGCCTCACCAGCTGTGGTCGCTTTGACCTTCTTGAGAAAACCATCAGCAGTCTGGTTACCTATTGGGATGGTTCGCCTCCGGCAGCATTCCTGATTCATGAGGACTCAGGACTAATCCCTACATCATTAGGCATTGAGCTTAACCGATTCCTGAAGAGGCATTGGCAGATTGAGGCTAATTGGTCAATGAGTAATCGGGCTGGACAAGTACATGCCATTGATGTATTATACCAGAAGGTAGAAACTCCTTACATATTCCATTGTGAAGATGATTGGGAGTTCTATCAGGACGGATTTATAGCTGATTCTAAGGCTGTGCTGGAGGCTGAGCCTAAGTGTGCAGTGGTCTGGATTAAGCATCCATCAGACAGAAGTGGCCATACAATCATGAAGGAAATTAAGCTCACCAAAACCGGAGTCAGGTATCAGCAACTTGCCCACAGATTCAGAGGTGATTGGCATGGCATGACTTGGTCTCCTGGTCTAAGGAGACTGTCTGATTATATGATTGCAGGAGAGTTTTCAAAATTCTGCACATGGCGGCCCAATGACCACATCATTGCAGAGAAGGACTACAATAAACGATATTATGACCTCGGATATAGTGGATTCACATTATGCAGAGGCTTTATTAAGCATTTAGGCAATATTCAATCTCTAAAAAAAAGGAAATTATGAAAGCAGCACTTTACTTCAGGCTGGATGATCCAGAGGACATTCAGGCACACATGAGATGCACTAAGGCAATAGACATGGCTCTGGCATTATACAGGCTCAGGAATGCAATTCACAAGGCCATTGATGAGTCAGAAGATGGCAAGCATGTGGATGGTGACCTTCTAGGAGATAGAGTGAATGAGATATTTGAGGAGTTCAGCATCAACCTTGAGGAACTAATATCATGACACAGCTTGAGCAGCTCAGAGTGATTGTGGCTAAAGAAATCAAAACCAAGCAGTGGCTGGCAGATCAGAATTCAAATAGCTTAAAGACAAGGTATTACTTTGCCGGAGGGCTGGCTGCTTTACAATATGTTAAACATATAATTGACAGATTAATAAATGAAACTGGAAGATAAGCAGACAGCAGTGGAATGGTTATTCCGCAGTCTTTGGGATACACCAAAAGACAAACTTACTTGGTGGGCAATATTCGATGAAGCAATGGCTATTGAGAAGGAGCAGATAATTGATGCTTATGATAATGGTTTTGCAAGTGGTTTTGATGATGGTAAATATGATGATGAGCCAAAATACCCAGGAGCAGAACAATATTACGATGACAATTATGCCAACTGACAAGCTAATTGAGAAACTAGAGCGAGAAATCATTGCTCTCCAGGATGAGCAGACTGCCATCCTCAAGAAAAAGTATAGCCTTGAAGATCAGCTCAGAGCGCAGAAGAAACGAATAGCTGACCTTGAGCTACGAGAGACTGATGCAGTCGAAGGTAAGAAAGGCTGGCAGAAGGTATCTGCATTCTTATTGGCCATCTGGCTGCTTGTACTTTCACTTTTAGGAATTGAGCGTAAATGATTGCAATAGGTATCATTTTTAAATACTTTTCGCAAAAAATGACTAACCCAATCGAAGAACTGATAGACTTCATTATTAGCAATGAAGGTAAGATAGACCTCAATGATGTGCTGATTAAAGCTGAGCTTATTAATATGCGAAGTAAGCCTAGGCATGCCGGATGGTACTTTAATGGCCAGCTGGTTCAATCACTAGATCAGCTTAAAGGCAGAACCATGTCAGAAAATAATACTCCAAAACCTATTTATTACTATCCGTGAATATGCTTGACTATTGGGAAGACCATCATTACGAGAAGCCACTTCAGAAGCATCGTGAAGAGATGATGAAGAAGCCTGATGCTATCAATCACCCAGAGCATTACGGTGGCTCAGAAAGCACCTATGAAGCCATCAAGGTCATTGATGCTTGGAAGTTGGACTTCTGCCTTGGCAATGTAATCAAGTACATTAGCAGAGCAGGCAAGAAGGGCAGCAAGCTGGAAGACTTACGGAAGGCTCAATGGTATCTCAACCATGAGATTAAGAGGCTTGAAGGAGGATGCTTTTAAGGCCTCACAAATCCCTGCTGGATCAGGCCAGCATTGTCGCAATTAAAGCATAGCCCTTCACCTCTTAGGTTCAGCTGCCTTGCCCAGATTGCCAAGCTCTGCTGATAGCCATCTAAGAATGTAGCCATAGCTCTCTCGGTGAACTCACGATTGCTTTGGGCAAAGTAGTTGGCTCTGTATGAAGCTACCTTCTGCCAAAGTATCTGATAGCACAACAGATTTGCCCAGGCATCCAGAAGAAACTCTCTCTGCTGGCAGATGAATGAATCAAGGCTGCACAATAATTGAGCATCAATGTAGATTCCTGACTGACTGTTATCCTGTGTCCAACTGTCTCCGAACCCATAGCCTAGCGGAGCAGTAACCGGGAAGATGCTCCAGCCATTGCGCCAAAGAAATGTAAATCTGGTGGCGCACTCTAAGTCCATCTGATTCCATCCCCAATCAATGAAAAAGCCTGAAGTGGTGGGAAGGTTGGTGCAATCCATAGCCACCATGATGTTAATCTTGTCGAAGTCCGAATAGAACTCATTATTGACAGGCAAGTAGTTCATGCCCTCAACCAGGTCAGCAGTTCCCTGGTCTAACACCTTGCCATCTTGAGTTTGGAAGATGTACCAAGGCACTCCAGCAACAGCAGGCCCAGCATTGTAAACATAAATCTGCTTCACTCTCAGGCTTAGATACTTACTGCCCTGAACGCTCACGAATGCTCCTTTAAGAATTGCCTCCGCTGGAACAGTTGTAATCTGCTGCCATTGCTGAACGAAGTTCTTGCTGGTCTGGAAAAGCACCTGATCTAGCTGAGCCTCTGCTGATGTGAATAAGGCAGACTGAATGTCTCTCTTAATCCTGACATAGCTTACCGCTTGAGCTGAGTTCCACATGCCTACATAAGACACCTGCTCAGGAGTTGCAATCTTATCGAGCAGCTCCGAACTCATGCCCGGATAGTCATTGATGTAGAGTCCAGACAGAGGTGCATCAGCTGTGCATCCTTTTAATCCGATGTAATCTTCGAGGCAATTCATATCACAAAGTTAAACATTATCAGCACTCCCAATATTAGGTGCTGTTATTCTGAATATCTTATTGGTAAGAGCTACCCATGCGCTTAGCACTTGCCCTAAAATAAACATCAGGACTGAATCTGTTTGCTCTACTTTTTCGATTTTATACAGCCAACCGACTCCAGCAAGCAAGCCAACAAGCACAATAGAGGTGCATGTGTAGGCATAGACCTGCATGCGTTTACTAAACAGTGCATGGCTCACATGCCGGGAATAAGGCTTTTCAGCAGCCCTCCCACAAACTTGCCTCTTCTCTCTGCCCTG